GTACATCAATCAAGGGCCAAGGGCAAAACACCCCTTGGCTTTTTCATGGGCGCTTGGTTTGCACGCAATTGATTGGTACAATTCTCCGCCTATCTCACTCTCCCACTACTTAACTCAAGAAGTCCTCATTGCAGTTGCCGGGCATTGGCGCGGCCGGCTAGAAGATCTTGATCTTCCCATGCTTGCACTTCGCTTTGGTTGTATCCCTTCCTCACAGCACGAACTAGCCGTGCAGCTTATGAACGATGAACTACTACTTCCTAAGGAGTTTAGAATGAAACGAGTTGATACCATCCCGCCTGATGTGCTTGATCGCCTTGACTCTCACCTTGCCAGTCTGGAACAGGCACTGCTTGAGAAAGATCCTATGATGCCGGAGCATCTTCGCAACAGCCGCAGCATCCTCATTTCGTATCCTGAGACTGTGCATCTGCTGGAAGATGCTGAGATTGCACGACTCATTGACGCGGCTGAGATTCATATCAAGACAGAGATTGTCAAGGCCACAGTCAAGAAGGCTACCGGCACCCGCAAGAAAGTTGACGTGTCTGACCTTTAAGGCGCAATCATGATTACAATGGATGACATTCTTGCTGCATCAATTACCGAGGCAACTCCCGGATTTGGTGCGGCCCACAAGGTAAAGAAAGATAACTACTCTATCCTTACCAGCCATCGCAACCTGACAACTTACAGCACGACTGACCTATTTCATGCCTGCCCTCGCAAGTGGGCAATCAAGAAGATGCAATCGGATGCCGGCACAGTTCAACGCATCAACAGTCCGACATTTGCATTCGGTCATGCAGTTGGTGCTGGCGTAGCAGTCTATGATCAGACTCTCGATGTGCGTGAAGCTATCTGGGCTGCCTTCCTTGCTTGGGACATTGACCTTCTTGAAGAAGAATTCAAGAATGAGCGAAAGACTGGCAAGAGTTTCTATGAGGCAGTCTGGGCACTCTATACTTATCGCACATTCCACCAAGAAGAAACTAACCTCAGCGATTACGATGTAATCAACATTGAGGCAGTGCTCGTGGTGGATTTTGAGGATGGCCACTTCTATTCTGGCCATGTGGATGAAGTCCTCAAGCATCGAGAGACTGGCCGCTTCCTTGTCAAGGAGAACAAGACGACAGGCTTTAAGAATGTTGATCCTTCACTCTATGGCAACAGTGACCAAGCTCTATCTTACAGCATTGTGATTGACATGCTTGGCGGCACAGAGTATGAAGTGCTTTACACGATCTACAGTGCCAGTGATCAGCGGTGGATTCAGATTCCATTCCCCAAGACTGCACTGAAGAAAGCAGAATGGCTGCAAGATCAGCTCCTCATCCATGGCCAGATCGAGCAATACAGTGAGCTGAAGTTCTTCCCTAAGCGGGGCCGCAGTTGCTTCTCATTCATGCGGCGTTGCGAGTATTACGAATCGTGTGACCTCAACTTCTCTACAGTCTTTGGCAAAGAGTTCGCTGACTTGCCAGCCATTGTCAGTGCGGCTGACATTGAGAAGCTTGAGCACATCGACTACTTCACCACACTTTCACAGATTACCCACAGACAGAAGGAGAAACTCAATGAATTCCGATAACACTATCACTCTTGACCTCATGGCTGCAACTCTTGTGAGTGCGGCACAGCATCCCAGCGTAGACTTCTATCACGGTGCCAGCGATGTCTGCATTGGCGTGAGTCCAGTCCCGTTCATGACTGAGGAAGGAGAAGATGGGCAAGAACACAGGCACTATGCACTCATTGTCTATGGCCCCAAGGAGAAGCTGGCCGGCACGCAAGAAGCCGCGCAGTTTGCAGATGCTGCCATTGGCTTGATGATCGCCCATAGCTGTGCAGTATCTATACGTGTATTGAAGGAGCCGCAAGAACTGGAAACCGGCGTGCTGCTTTATCCCATTGTCGCGGTTGTTCCCTTCCTTTCCCTGCCTGCTGACAATGAAACTGCACACTGACACGGAGCTATCATGAACCTCGATGAATTTATTCCTTCGACGCGCGGAAAGGTCCTCGTTTACGGGGCGCCAAAGACTGGAAAGACTGCGCTAGTTGGCAAGTTGGCAAGTAAGTTCACCTTGCACTGGCTTGACCTTGAGAGCGGCATCAAGACGCTGCTTAACCCGGCCATCCTTGATCCGCAGTTTCGCAAGAACATCAATGTGATCCCGGTACCTGACCACAAACTGTACCCGGTAGCAATCGACACAGTTAGGGAGATTTTGCGCGGCGGCAAGAAGCGCATCTGCATGGAGCATGGCAAGATCAACTGCCCACTGTGCCTCAAGCAGCCAAGTGCAAAGTGGAGTGAGTTGGATATTCTGACTTTCACAGATCGTGACATTCTTGTGATCGACAGTCTATCTCAACTTGCAAACTCTGCAATGAACCGAGTGATCCTCAAGGAAATCACCAAGCCCGGAGGCGAAGAATACAAGCGAACGTATGCTGACTATGCCTCGCAAGGTAATCTCATGGAGCAGGTGCTTAGCTTCATTCAAGCACTGGACATTAACATTGCAGTCATTAGCCATGAGCTTGAATCTGAAAGCCTTGAGGGGCGTGAGAAGATTGTTCCGGTGGCCGGCACTCGTAACTTCTCCCTGACCTGTGCCAAGTACTTTGACAGTGTGGTCTATACTAGCGTGCTCAATAAGCAGCACCGCGCAAATAGTCTGACCACCTTCTCTCCAACCATAGTTACTGGTAGTCGCTTGCCTGCCAGCGTAGATGACAAGAAGGGTGACGAACTTTCTATTGAATCGTTGTTCCCAGCCTCTTGAGTCTAGCTGCACTAGCCCTCTTGACAAACCTCTTGGAGCATGTATCATGAACATCACTGACACTCTCAGCGATCGGGAAAAGAAGTACGGAAGCTTTGCAGCTAATGCCCACATTGCACAAGGTATGAAGAATGTGGCACGCTCAACTGACGGCTGGTACAATCTTCCCGAAGATCAGCGTGAGGCACTTGATATGATCTTTAATAAGATTGCTCGCCAGATCAACGGTGCCAAGGATTACCCGGATAACTTCCATGACATTGCTGGCTATGCAATGCTTGCGGAACAAGAAATTCTCTCCCAGCTTCGGGAGAGATCGGAAGGCGAGGCCGACATTTTCGCCAACTTGCGTTAACCTACCACTCTCTGTAAGGAAACTGTACCATGTCCAATGCTGCTTTCACTGACTTTGACTCCCTGCTCAACAGCTCGATGGATGACCTTGACGATCTGCCCCCTGTTGGTGTGCCGCCCACTGGTCATTACACTCTCGTGGTTTCTGCTGAGCGTGTCACGCCTACTGAGGCTGGCAAGAATGAGTACATCAAGTTCTCGTATGAAGTCGAAGCTGTCAACGAGGTCAAGAACCCCGAGGAAGAATCGCAAGCTGCCGTCGGCATGAAGTTCTCGCAAATCTTCTCGCCGTTCAAGAAGGATGGCACCGTGAACGATTTCGGTGTTGGCTTCCTCAAGGAGGCTATCGCTCCGTTCGCTGCTCACTTCGGCACTCGCGGTATTGGCGAATCTCTGCAAGCAATCAACAAGGTGACGGTCGCTGCCTCGCTGACTCGCAAGCAGGATCGCAAAGATCCGGAGCGTTTCAACTTCTCGCTGAAGGATGTGGTTGTGCTCTGATAGCTAACCGCTAACTCTAGCCTCGCCCCTTCTAGCCACAAGCTGATCGGGCGGGGCATTTTCTTTTGGCCGCACTGCTGCGCAGTCAAACGAAAATCTGCACCCCGCAACAAGGAGAATTGATTGTGACTACCATTGCTCTATTTGGCACTGCCGATGACCGTGCATATCTTCCGCGCTTCAATGAACTTATTGCTCCCTATGGCTGCAAGGTGTCACTATCTCCAGAAAGTTACCTCGCAAGCATAGCAGCAAAAGTCAAAGCAAATAGGATTGACTCGATCATCACCACTTGCGCAGAAACCATGACTGTGCTGCTTACGGCACTTCCTGACTTCCGCCACCCACTCGACAAGCGTGGCAACAAGCGGAAGCTCAGCCTCGATGACTACGCAGGATCATGCTTCACACTCCCGGGGCACAGGCTGGGAACAGAAACTGATGTGCGAGTTCTCATTCTCAATCCGCTTGCTCACCTTGTCCGTGTGCCGGAAGCTCGCTTCATCTTCAAGCGATTCATTAGCAAGATTACTCGCCCTGATGGCTGGTTCCCGCAGACTCCATTCACTTGGGAAGTCTGGAAACCTGAGAACTCTGCTGCTTTGCTCGCCCGCTTCTCCAGTGCCAAGCTCCTAGCTATTGACATTGAGACTTATCGCGGCGACCCGGAGCGGAGAATCCATTGTGTTGGATACTGTGCCTTGTTTGCAGATGGCTCCACTCATTCCGTAGTTGTGCCCTTCAAAGATATGCTGGCCCACGCATTCTGCCGCCAGCTTAATCTTTCGGCCCCCGGCAAAATCTTCCAGAATGGACTATATGACAATCTCTACTTCCTGCGCTGGAACATCCCCGTACATAATTGGCTTTACGACACGCAGCATCTCTTCCATTCTTGGTACTCAGAACTGCCGAAGCGCTTGGATTTTATTACCGCGTTCGCAGTCAGAGATGTACGTTATTGGAAAGACGATAGTGTCGGCGGAGAGTGGGAACTCTTTGAGTACAATGCCCGTGACTGCTGGGCAACGATGAATGCGTTCCTCTCCCTCATGCTTGAGGCTCCTGACTGGGCAATCACCAACTATCTGGCAGAGTTCCCAATGGTATTCCCCTGCCTGCATATGGAAGCTGATGGCCTCAGTCTGGATAAGCAGAAGTTCGATGAAGGCAAGGCAGAAGCCGAGCGTAAAGTGGAAGAGCGCAAGAAGAAGCTAACTGCTTGGTTTGGTGAGAACTTTAATCCAAGCAGCCCCGATCAATGTAAACGACTACTCAAGGTGCTGGGCATGGGAGATGTGGAGAGTGCAGACGCTAAAGCTATGAACGCTTGCGCGGCGGTGCATCCCTTCAATGAACTCATTGTCTCTGAGATTCTTGCCTATCGCAAGCAGGCTAAGCTGCTCTCAACCTATTTCGTGTGGGATAAGTTCTGGAACGGCAGACTCTATTACAAGCTCAATCCGGCAGGTACAGATACCGGGCGCCTTGCATCCAGTGAATCTTCATTCTGGTCAGGCCTTCAAATCCAGAATATCCCTCAGGGTCCAGCAGTTAAGTCTTGGGTAAAAGCTGATGATGGCTGGCTGCTTGCAGAGGGGGACTACGCTCAATCCGAAGCTCGCTGCGTAGGATACATGAGTGGCTGCGGCGCACTGATTGAACTTGTGGAGAGCGATAAGGATTACCATAGCTGGAACGCACATAAGTTCTTTGGCATTCCATATGAGGAAATCTCCAAGCCGCTGCGCAATCTCTCAAAGAGGGTAAACCACGGCGCGAACTATAATATGGGTCCGAGCGTTCTCATGGAGACTATGGGGCCGCGTGCTGTGGCGGAAGCTAGACTTCTGTTGAAACTCCCTGCTAAGTGGACACTGCTTCAGGTCTGTCAGCACTTGCTTCGCACCTATGAACTCACCTATCCTGAGGTAAAGAAGGATTGGTATGATTCGATCAAGCGAGAAATCTCCATGACCAAGAAGCTTGTGTCTCCGCTTGGCTGGACTCGTTACTTCTTCAGCGATCCTCGTGCCAACAAGCCAGCTATGAATGCTGCCGTGGCGCATGGACCACAGAACCTTAGCGTATCTATCATCAACCGCGTACTCTACAAGATTTGGAAGGATACAGTCTACGGCGATTTGCGCGGCCGCGTAAGACTAAAAGCCCAAATCCATGACTCCATCTTCTATGCCTACAAAGGAGAAGAGATTCCTGAGATTATGCGTGAGCGCATGAAGCATCCGATTCCTGTCACCGGCGTGGATGGAGTACAGCGTACAATGCTGATTCCTCCTGACATGAATGCCGGGGAGGTATATTGGAGTCAGTTAAAATGACAATCTTTGATAAATACTTTGAGTATAATGAGCATACAGAAGCTCCTATTATTTTTCACCGCTGGAGTTTGGTAACGTGCTTAGGGGCTGCACTTGGTAGGAGCTACTACCTACCCTTTGGGGATTTTAGGATATTCCCTAATATATTTTGTATGCTTTTGGGTGACCCGGGCACAAGAAAGTCGTCTGCTATTAAGTCTGCAAAAAAGATTTTAATGGCAGCGGGCTACGATAAGTTCGCCGCAGAGCGTACATCAAAGGAGAAGTTCCTACTAGACCTTGAAGGAGTGGAAGGCGATGACGGTACTGTTCTAGACAATAATGCTGCCATGCGTAACATCTTTGGTGACGATTTTGTTGCTGGCGATCCGCGCGAAGTATTCATCTGCGCCGATGAGTTCAACGAGTTTGTGGGGAGCTCTAATCTTGAGTTCCTATCTCTCCTTGGTAATTTGTGGGATTGGGATTCACCTGACGCGCCCTTCAAACAGCGACTCAAAACTTCCCGCAGTGTCACCATCTACCAGCCAACGGTATCAATTCTAGCAGGAAATACACACGCAGGATTCAGTGAGGCATTTCCGCCGGCGGCACTAGGTCAAGGATTCATGTCTCGCATTCTGCTTGTCTATGGTGAAAGCAGTGGCAAGAAGATTGCATTCCCATCCAAGCCGCCGGAAAGTATCCGCAATGACTTGGTGGCCCAGCTTATAGAGATGCGCTCCACAATTCATGGTGAGGCTAAGCTCTCAAGCAAAGCTCGTGGAATGTTAGAAGTTATCTATCGTACATTTGAGGGACTAGAAGATGCTCGATTCAAACATTATTCAACTCGACGCTTCACGCACTTGCTCAAGCTCTGCCTTATCATGGCAGCGAGTAGACTCTCCCATGAAATTGGCGCTGAAGATGTCCTTATTGCCAACACTCTTTTGTCTTTCACTGAGCATCGCATGCCTCAGGCAATGGGAGAGTTCGGCAAGGCTAAACACGCGGACGTGGCGGCGCGAATCATATCCGTACTTTCAGAGAGTCGCACGCCGCTAGATGTGCCGGCCCTGTGGAAGCAAGTACAGAGCGACCTTGACAAGCCTGAAGATCTAAACAAACTATTACAGGGCTTGATTCAAGGCGGCAAGATTCAGTACGTTCCGCGCGGCAAGACTAGCAATGTTCAGGGCTATCTCATTGTTCGCAAAGTTCTTAACAACAGCAGTGTCTATGTTGACTATTCACTTCTCAAGGAGGCAAACAGCCATGTCGTTACTCTCAAAGCAATCAAATAGTTTCCTCAGTTCTTTCTCTCTCGGCCGCAAGTACCTTGCATGGAAGGAAGCAAGTGAAATGCGTGCTTTGCAACAGCGATATGCAGCAGTTAGCTTGGAACTTGCACATCTTGGCAATGAAATCTCAAAGCGCAAGGGGCTCATGAAAGATGCCAGTCGATCCTAATCACCGCTATGTAAATGAGGCGCACAAGAAAACAGTCCATCTGGCTAGTGAAGGCTGGAGATATGGCTGCCATTCAAGCAAGACTGGAGAGTACATACGTGGCAGACAAACATCGTATTACGCCCACCCGTGGGCAGTAGGTGAAGATCACTTAGTTATCACTGACTGGAAGGAGATTAACTGTGGACACAACGAAAGACACAACGATGCAGCATGTGACGGATGTTACAATCGTACCGGAAGCCACAGCTGAATTTATTGCTGGACTGCTTGAGCGCATTGAGCAGCTTGAGTCTGACCTTGCAACTGCTGAACAAGACAGCAGGCAGAAGCAAGCAAGGATTGAAAGACTGGAACAGGCATTGAAGGCAATGACTAAGGTATACAAGTCTGTACCGTATGCTCAATGGCCTACTGAAATGCACTTTGCAAATGAAGTACTGGAGAAATCAAAATGATCGACATCAACGAACTGCGCCGAAAGCTCGGCTCAGACGACATCACAGACCACGTTGATATCCACGCCAACGTGAAGCCGACCCTTACCGAACTCCTCGACCACCTCGAAGCGGCGGAGAAAGAAATTGAATCATGGAAAGGGCTTGCGCGGCAGTTCGGCAATAAGGCTGATGAATTGCGCACTCATCTATCTTTCGCTAAGGATGAATTGAACCGGTCGCGCGCCAAGATTGCAGAGATGGAGAAGCAGGAGCCGGCCGGTTGATTGACGGGTTAGCCGTGCGCCCGATGAAAGCACGGAAACTGATAAGGAGCTGCCTAATGAGCACAAACCGAGAAATGCCGAAGTACGAATGTCACAAGAAAGTGTGGGCGCTGAAGATTGCCGGGATCGTTGGCGACCAGCATGGCGGGGTGTATTTCCAGCCCGCCGAAGAAGGCTATGACAAAGTGCCGATGTCGCCGGAGTACGTAGCGAAGCACAAGCCCGAGGTCGGCGGCTACTACGTGGTCTACGAGGACGGCTACAAGTCCTTTTCGCCGGCTGGTGCGTTCGAGAGCGGGTACACACCACTGTGACGGCTAACGATTAAGTTAGACGGCCTGCAAAGGAGTGTTGAAATGGAGAAATCAAAATGATCGACACGAAAGAACTGCGCAGACTGGCGCAAGCGGCCTTAATTGGACCTGACGGGGTCAGCCTGAATTGGCTTAAACTCCTGCAAGATTTCCAGAAAGAAGCCAACCCCGCAGCCGTCTCCGAACTTCTCGACCGTCTCGAAGCGGCTGAGAAAGAGCGCGACGCCCTGCGCGCCCGTATCGAGGCGCTCGAGCATGACGACTTCGGCGCGCTGCCGGATGATGTGGTCGAGCAAGCTGTGAATCGCTTCCTGTCGTGGAAGCTGCCCAAAGACTTCCATCCTGACGGCGGCATGGCATTCATCCCGACGAAAGGGCGCGGCTACGACAATCAGCCGGTGCAGCGTTTTGTTGGGCGCCGAAACGCCCAGGAACGGGAACCAGCAATGCAAGACGCGCTGATGAAGTTTGACCCCGCGACCGGCGAAGAAAGGCCGTACCCAAGCCACGCAACCCAATGGCGCAACTGGCACGGGATTGCTGCATGGCTTTTCGATCCGTGGACGGGGAGGCGGCGCAATGCACATGACGTTGGCAGCGACGTGCACGGGCTGCTGATTGAGCCTGCTGGTACACTCGGGATGGACATGGGCGGCGGTTGCGCGGAGGCAAAGCTATGAATAACAAACCAGCAGATACTCGCAGCTATGCTA